CAAGCACGGGTTCCGTGTCTTCCACCCCACCACTGGGGAAATCTCCCCGGCCATCGGCTCCGACAGTGAGGTCTGGCCTGACTTGGGGAGGGACAGTCGATGAGTACCTTGAGATGGATCCTTGTCTGGCTGATAGTCATACCCACCTTCCCCATCTGGATGCCACTGAGCCTCCTATGGGGAGCGGTGATGGAACGTAGATGGAAAGCATGGGAGGACGAGCTATGACACTGGACAGAAGAAATGGAATGATTGATGACCTTGACCAGAGCGACCTGTTCGAGCGGTTGCCTGTTCAAGAGTGGGTTGTTGACCCAAGACCAACAGACGCTGATGACTATTGGCAGGAAGTGGGCAAGCCCGAATATGTGCGAGATCTGTACTCAGCGCACAACAGGCTGCTGGTCCTCAATGGAATGGCGAGGTGGCAACTATGAGCATTAGAAAACGTGGCAACAGCTACATGGTAGACCTGATGAGCCCAACGGGCATGAGGGTCAGGCGCACCTTCCAGACTCGGGAGGACGCTGAGTTGTATGAGGCGCAGGCCAAGGTCTGCTTCTTGGAGGGCACGGACGCACCCTTGAAGGTGCCGAGTGAGCCTGCCCCACCACCACCGGAACGTCCGGGTACTTTGGGTGAGCTGGCCGAGGCAACACGTATCCGGTACTGGCAGCAGGCCCGGTCTTTCGCGACGATCAGGGCCAACGTCAACAGTGCCCTTGATTACTTTGGCGAGAGCTTTGGCATGGCCCTCATCACTGAGGACAGACTGTGTGAGTACGTTGACTTCTTGAAGGAGACGTACTCCCCGGCAACGGTGAACAGGAAGCTGGCTGTCATGTCTCGGATGCTCAAATACGCTCACCGCCGGGGGTGGATCAAGGTCAAGGTAGAGATCCCTCGGATGAAGGAGGACAACAGCCGGATGCGGTGGTACACCGACGCGGAGCGGGGCCTGATCGAGGGCACCTTTGAGAGTCTGGACCTCATCGACTATTCACAGTTGTTTGCCTTCCTCTGCGACACTGGCCTGCGACTTGGTGAGGCACTGTCTCTGTCGTGGCAGGACTGCCAAGAGGCAGGCATCACAGTCTGGCAGCAGAAGGGTGCAGCACACGGCACCGTCCCCATCACACCCAAGGTGAGGGAGATACTACTGAGCCGGGGGAGGGAGTCATCGACTGAGCCCCACACGGGGCACGGTGTACCTTACGGCCCGTTCCAGAACCTACGCAAGTCAGGGTGCCGGAAGGCTTGGGCAAAGCTCAGGGATGCGTTGAACGTGGGGGATGACCGCACCTTCATCTGGCACACATGCCGTCACACCTTCTGCTCCCGCCTTGTCCAGAAGGGGGTGTCACTACGCATCGTGAAGGAACTGGCGAGGCATCAGTCCTTCGACACCACCCTGCGTTACGCTCACCTTGACCCCGAGACTTTAGAGACAGCAATGGAGGCGTTGGTATGAGCGAGAAGTACAAGCACAGGCAGCGCAAGGCAGAGGAACGTGGGACGGAGGCTTCAACGGCTGTGGGCAGGGGGATCATCTCTCGCCTCGCAAGCCACTATGAGGAGGCCCTCAACAATTGGATTGAGGGGGCCCTTCACAGCCCCGGCAAACGCCACGGTGCGGTGGATGTTCTGACGATCATCCCCGTCGATGTACTTGCGGTGACTGTGCTGCGTACTGTCCTTGATGGGATCACCAAGCCTCGCAAGAAGACCTCGGTAGCCATTGCCATAGGCACCTCCATCGACAGGGAGTGGCGGCTACGAGAGGCAGAGAAGATCGACCCACTGGCCTACGACAAGGCCTGCCGTGGGTACTTCCAAGGGAGGTCAGCGGAGAGGCAGGCACGGTACTTATTGGACTCGATCAAACGGGTACACACCTTGCCACCCGCGATCACCCAACAGGCCAAGGTCAAGGCAGGGACGGTGTGTCTTGCCATACTTCAGGACATGACGACATTACTCACTCATGTTTACAGGACACCGTCCAAGAAGAAGACGGTGGTGTACATCGAGGCCTCTGAAGACCTGACCAAGTGGCTGGAACATGCTCACGCACATCAAGCTGCGCTGGAGCCCTTGTACCCACCGACCCTCTACCCCCCCATACCTTGGCGGGATCAAGAAGTCGGGGGGTACATCAACCTGCCACTCTCCCTCGTCAAGCGTAAGGGTGCCGGGGCTCCTCTGTCACGCACTGTGATGAATGGAGTGAATGCTTATCAGTCAACGCCGTGGGAGGTTAACGAGCGGCTCCTCGGTGTCATGCAAGAGGCGTGGGAGAGGGGTGGAGGATTCGGTGGGCTACCCTCGGCTGAAGTGGAGGAGTTCCCCGTCAAACCTCACGACATCGAGACAAACGAAGAGGCACGTAAGAAGTATGGCCGCGAGTGTGCGTGGGTCCGAAGCAGGCGAGGCATCGAGACGGCCAAGCGTATGCGAATCAGTGGACTCCTTCACCTCGCCAAGAAGTACATGGGTGACACCATCTACATGCCAGCCAATTTAGATTTCCGTGGCCGCATGTACGCCGTGCCTTCAGGGCTGCAACCTCAAGGATGTAAGTGGGCAAGGTCATTGCTCCGGTTCGTTAAGGGCAGGCACATTGACTCACCGGATGCAGAAGAGGCCTTCTTCATCCACGGGGCAAACGCCTACGGAATTAAGGGCACGATAGGTGAGCGTGTGGCGTGGGTAAAAGCCAACGGTAAGGAGATATGGGCCTGCGCGGAGTTCCCCTTGGACACCAAGATGTGGTCGGCTGCGGCTGACCCTTGGGGTTTCTTGGCTTGGGCGTTTGAGTTTGCCGAGTACAGGACAGACCCGGCCAAGGCGTTGAACTACATCCCCATCACCGTTGATGCCGCAAACAACGGCTGTCAAATCTGGGCCCTACTACTCCGAGATAAGCGGACAGCATCATCCACCAATGTTGTGCTGTCTGACTCAGGCCCGAGGGACCTGTACTCAGAGGTAGCCGAGAAGGTACTCAAGCATTTGTCCCTCGACGTAACACCGGAGTCATTTGCATGGCAGAAGAGGGGAGTGACAAGGGACCGGGTGAAGAAGGCCGTGCTGTCCATACCATACGGCGCGACTCAGGTAGGCATAGCCCTGTCAATCGAGAAGGAGTTAGAGGAGGAGGAAGGTAAGCCAACCATGGAGGAGATGAAGGACAGGCGCAGGCAGGCCATCCTATTGTCGGAGTACATCAGGCTTGCAACGCTTGCGGTTATCCCCGCAGTCATGAAGGGCATGGAGTGGGTGCAGCATGTTGCCCACGTTGCTGCCGAGGATCACAAGCTACCATGTAGCTGGGTCGCACCGAGTGGATTCGTTGTAGAGAACAAGTACAACCACAACCGACTCCGTCCTGTGTACACCTACTACGGTGGCAAGTACATGGTGTCCTACCTCAACGAGCCAGAGGAACGTATCCATGTAGGGAGGTGTGTGAGGACAGTCATGGCTAACATGACACACTCAGTCGATGCGGCCATCATGGCTGCTGTGCTTTCGGAGGCAGACAAGCAGGGCATCCATTGCCTACATGCGGTCTTTGATTGCTTCGGTACACATGCCAAAGATGCGGCCAAGTTGAAGAAGATTTTGTTGGACACCGTTGCGACGATGTTCAGTGATGAATGCTTTCTGAATGATTTCAGGGAGAGGATGCTTAAGGAATTACCTGAAGGCACCTATTTAAGTGAGCCCCCGATTGTCGGGGACTTCGATCCAAGTGAAGTGAGAGGCAGCATATATTTTGCCTCATGATGAAAGGTCTTGAGAAATGAAATTGAAACGACTCACAACTAAATTAGGTAAGGCGGCTTACCCATGGCTGACTGAGCCAGACAACAAGTTTGAAAGTCAACGGCAGAATGGGGGGCAGTACCATGTAGATGTAATCCTCCCCGCAGAGGAGGGGGAGGCCCTTGCAACGGAGCTTGAAGCCCTGTTCGCGGATTGGCTGAAGGTTCGTAACATGGAGCAAAAGGAAGCAGGCAAGAAGAAGCTGGCACCCTTTGCAACAAAACCATGGGGGCCCCATGTCGATAAGAGCGGTGAGGAGACAGGCGAGTGGGCATTCAAGCTCAAGCGCAACGCTCAGTGGACTGACCGTGAGGGTCAGGTACGCACAAACGTCATCCGATTGGTTGACTCTTCCGGTACAGGCATCACCGAGATGGAAGGCACAGTCGGTGGCGGCTCCTCCATCAAGGCTTGCTTTGATGTACGGGGGTGGGCCTCACCGCTGGGTATTGGCATCGCCCTTGACATCGTGGCTGTCATGATTGTTGAGCTGGTCAAGTATGACGGCAACAGCGACACAGACTTTGGCTTCGCGTCTGAGGAAGGCGGCTTCACCGTCGAAGAAGTGAAGCAGGAAGCCGCTGCACCTGAGAAGAAAGAGGTACAGGAAGGCCTCGAAGGCTTCGGGGACTTCTAACTAATGAAAATACAGTTATGCCTACACGTTGACCCTGTCCCTGCATCACGCCCACGCCTCGCCACTCGCGGTAAGTTCGCTCATGCTTATTACGTTGGCAGGTACAAGGTGTTCTTGAAGGACACGGGACCCAAAGCATTGAAGGCTGCTTTGGAATCGTGTGGGCATAATTGTTTTCCCCTACCGGGGCCGCTGGCCGTCAGCATCCGGTGCATTTCTAAACGGCCCAAGACAACGAAGAGGCATTGGCCCAAAATGGATGTCGATAATTTAGCCAAGGGTGTGCTTGACGTTATGGAACAAGGGGGAGTAGTGGTCAACGACGATCAGGTCACGCTCCTTGAAGTGTCGAAGGAATATGGGGGAGAGCCATGCATCGAGATAGTGATTCAAGTTTTATAAGGCACTCGGAATGTCCAGAGTGTGGCAGCAGAGACAACTTAGCCGTGTACACCGACCACAGCTATTGCTTTGGTTGCGAGTATTACGAGGGCAGCTCAGGAGACAGCAAGAAAATGGCAAAGCCACCAGTTAGTGGGCTCATCGAAACAGAGTCAGTATCTCTCACAAAGCGTGGGCTCCACGAGGAGACATGCAGGAAGTGGGGGTATGGTGTCGGCATACACAACAACACAATGGTGCAGGTCGCAACGTACCGCGACTCAGAAGGTCACGCCGTGAGCCAGAAGGTACGCTACCCTGACAAGCGGTTCGTCATCCTCGGGGACACGAGTAGACACGGGACCTTGTTGTACGGCCAACACCTATGGGGCACTGGCGGCAAGATGATTGCCGTTGTGGAGGGTGAGCTTGACGCGCTTTCTTGCTCACAATCTCAAGGTCTAAAATGGCCCTGTGTTTCCGTGCCGAATGGAAGTGGAGGAGCAGCCAAAGCCATCGCCGCCAACCTTGAGTGGCTTGAATCTTTCGAGTCGGTTGTCTTCTTAATGGACAATGACGATGCAGGTAGGAAAGCAGCCACAGAGTGTGCGGAACTACTTCCCCCCGGCAAGGCGAAGGTGGCCGTGATGGAACTGAAGGATGCCAACGAGATGTTGGTGGCCGGGAGAGGTCCAGACATAGTCAACGCCCTGTTCAGGGCAAAGCCTTACCGCCCCGATGGGCTGGTGTATGGGGAGGACTTATGGGACCAGATCAAAACACGGGAGAACATGCGCTCACTGCCCTACCCTTGGGCGGGGTGGAATGAGATGCTTCACGGGGTCAGGTCATCAGAGATGGTGGTGTTGACGAGTGGCACGGGGATAGGCAAGTCTTCAATATGCCGGGAGCTTGCGTACCATGCCATCCTTCAAGGCGAGAAGGTGGGCTACCTCGCACTCGAAGAGTCCGTGGTCCGCTCATCGCTTGGTCTTGTTGGGGTAGCCATCAATAAGCCTGTCCACCTTGACCATGTCTTCGCTGAAACACCAGAGGAGGAGCTGAAGTTAGGCTTTGATCGCACGTTAGGCTCAGGCAACTGCGTATTCTACGATCACTTCGGGTCGCTTGAGAACACAAGACTGCTTGGAAAAATAAGGCAGATGATTAAGGGGTGCGGCGTAACGACGATCTTCTTGGACCACCTGTCTATCGTAGTCAGTGCCATCGAG